CACCAAGACCGGCCACACGCGCCCGGGCGGACGGCTGGGCCTCACCTCGCACGTGGCGTCCAAGGCCCAGGTCCAGAAGGCGCGCGGCAAACTCGGCCTGAAGTCCACCGCCGTCAAAAGCGCCAAGCCCACGAGCAACCGTGTCGGTCGGCGCGAACGATAGGGAACAGTCACCATGAACCAGCGCCCGATGCCCAAGGTTGGCGAACACCTGATCCGCGACGGCAAGATCGACAGGATCGTCACCGCCGACGGCAAACGCACCGCCACCTTCGTGGCGTCCGATGAAAGCGTGGACCGCTACGGCGACATCGTTCGGGCAAGCGGATGGGATCTCCGCAACTTCCGAATTAACAACGTGCTGCTGTGGTCGCACCAATCGAGGGAACCACCCATCGGCAAGGTGCCCGACATCCACGTCGAAGGAACGCGCCTGATCGCCAGCGTGGAGTTTCGCCCCGAGGGTGACAACGCTATCGCCGACGATGTTTACAAGGGCCTTCAGGGCGGGTTCATCAACGCCGTGTCTGTGGGTTTCCTGCCCACCCAAAAGCCGAACATGCTGTGGGCCGAGGACGATCCCAAGCATGAGAAATGGCCGACCGGCTACGAGTACGTCGGACAGGAGCTGCTCGAATTAAGCGTGGTGCCGGTGCCTGCCAATCCGCAGGCCCTCGCCCTCGCCCGCTCGCTCGCGTTCAGCGATGCGACGCAACGTCGATTGATGGTCTTCGACGAGAGGGCAGGTGCCCGCGTCGTGGGTCAAAGACGGCGCAACCTTCTCACCATCGCCCGGTTCAAGCCGGGCTTTTTTAATGGTGGCAACCATGTCGCTTAGAAAACAGATCGACGGACTACAGGCCAAGCGCAACGGCCACATCGACGCAATGATGGGGGCCGCACAATTGGCCGAAGCCGAGGGTCGCCTGTTCACCGAGGACGAACAGAAGGCGTTCGACAAGGCCCAAGGTGAAGTGAAAGACATCGACGACCAGATGGGCCGCCTCGAGGCGGCGGAACAGATGATGGCCCGGACGGCGAAGCCCGCGCCGACGCCGCTGGAACCACCCAAGCCGACACCCGGCCTCGAGGTGCGGGCGTTCAAGCCGTTCAAGGGCCAGGGGTTCGTGCGGCTCGTGACGGCCATGGCCCGCAACAAGGGCAACGCCCACGCGGCGGCCGAGTTTGCCGCCCTCCGCTGGAAGGACACCACCCCCGAGGTGGAGATCGTTTTGCGTGCCATGGCACAGACCGGGGAACTGCCCGGTGAAGTGCTGCGGGCGGCGGTGGCGGCGGGAACCGCGACGAACGCAACGTGGGCGGGGCCGCTGATCTACGCGCAGAACCTGTCGTCGGAATTCATCGAGTTCCTTCGGCCGCAGACCATCATCGGCAGGCTGCCGCTGCGGTCCGTGCCGTTCAACGTGAGCATTCCCCGGCAGACCGGCGGCGCAACCGCCGGGTGGGTGGGTGAAGGGCAGAGCAAGCCGGTGGCCGCTCTCAGCTTCGATCGCCTGCCGATCCCGTGGGCCAAGACCTCGGTGATCAGCGTGATCACCGACGAGCTGATCCGGTTCGCGGACCCCAGCGCCGAAATGCTGGTGCGCGACGATCTGGTCAACACCATCGTCCAGTTCCTCGACACGCAGTTCGTGGACCCGACCGTTGCCCCGGCCGCCGGGGTTCGCCCGGGCGCGGTCACCAACGGTGTGGCGGGCACGAACGTGGTGGTGGTGCCAAGCACGGGGGTCACCGTGGCGGCGATCACCGCCGACGTCACCAACCTGCTCAAGCAGATGGCGGCGGCCAACCTGCCGATGACCTCGATGTACTGGCTGATGACGCCAGCCGCGCGGATCACGTTGCAGAACACCCGCACCAGCCAAGACCTGATCGCCTTCCCCGAGCTGTCGGGAGCGGGCGGCACGCTGATCGCCGGGGTCAACCCGACGTTCCGGGGTTATCCGGTGATCGAGAGCAACAACATCGCCACGTCAACGGTAGTGCCCATCGGCCAGAGCAACATCATCCTCTGCGACGCGTCGCAGATTTTCCACGCCAGCGATCCCGTGATCGACGTGCAGGCCAGCAACGAAGCGTCGTTGCAGCTCGACAGCGCCCCCGCCACGCCGCCCACGCCGCTGGCCTCCATGTTCCAGATGAACATGTGGGCGATCCGCGCCGAACAGTACCAGTATTGGGTTCGGCGCCACGACAAGGCCGTGGGCTACATCTCGGGCTTCCAGACCTGATCGAGGGGGATTTGGCAGCCAAACTTGCCGGGGCCTTTGTGCCCCGGTTTTTCTTTGGAGGTAGCGATGGCCAAAAAGGACGATGGCCTTGTCACCGTGGTGGCTGGCGCTCGCTTCAAGCACAACGGCAAAGAGGTGTGGGCCAACGACATCGTGCGAATGACGGCGGCCGACGCGGCCGATCTGAAGGCGTTGAATTTCGTTCGCGATGTGAGGCCGACCGACGCCGACCAGGTTGCCGCCTACAATCGGCGCGACATGCGTTCGGATCGATAGATGGCCGCGCTCGTTTCCCGCCGATGGCTGGGCCGTCTGGCCGCCGCGTTGTTCGCCAAGGCGGCACCGACCGGACAGTGGCTGTGGCCGAGCGGCCCGGGCAATGGCGACCGTGGACCACCCGGCTGGTGGCAGACCATGTATCAGCGCAACCACCAGCAAGGGCTCGAACTGGTGGCGTTCTCGGCGGTCTACGCGTGCGTCAACACCATCGCCAGCGACGTGGCCAAGCTACCGTTGATGATCTACGAGGTGGACTTGGACACGGGTGCCCGGTCCCTGCAGCGCACCGACTACTATGCCGGCCTGTTCCGCGATCCCAACGAGTATCAGACCCGCGCCGACCTGATCTATTCGTTCGTCCAAAGCTATCTGCTGCAGGGCAACGCCTACATGTACACGGGCCGGCGCAACGGCCGAGGGGAGACCACCGAGCTTCACGTCCTCAACCCCTATCGGGTGCGCCCCTACATCGCCGAAGACGGTTCGGTGTTCTACGAGTGCGGCGAGGATTTTCTGGCCGGGCTCAAGGTCAACACCCGGGTGCCCGAACGGGACATGATCCACCATCGCCTGCCGCTGGTGCCGGGGTTCCCCCTGATCGGGGTGACGCCGATCTTCGCCGCGGCGGCCTCCAGCGCGGTGGGGATCAAAATCCTTCAGGACAGCCAGCAGTTCTTCGCCAACTCGGCGCGGCCTTCGGGACTTCTGCAATCGACGATCAACCTCGGTGACGAACAGAGGCGCAAGGCCAAGGAAGAATGGGACATCGCCTATCGGGGACGCGAATACGGCAAGGTGGCCATCCTGCCCAACGGTCTGGACTGGAAGCCGATCACCATAACCGCGCAGGACGCGCAACTGATCGAGCAGCTTCGATGGTCGGTGGAGGACGTGGCCCGGGTGTTCCGGGTGCCCACGTTCATGCTGGGCGACGTGAGCAAGGTGACCTATCGCAACAGTGAACAGCTCGCCCGCGCGTATCTAACCGGGTGTCTCGCCTGGCACATCGAGTCGATCGAGAAGCGGTTCGAACGCGCCTTTCAGTTTCCCATCACCTACGAAATCAAGTTCGACCTCACCCAATTGCTGCGCACCGAGATCGACGTCCGCTATACGGCCTATCAGGCGTCGCTTAACGCCGGGTGGCAATCCATCAACGAAGTGCGGGCACAAGAGGGCCTTGAACCCGTTCCGGGCGGCGAGGAACCGCGCGTGCAGATGCAGTACGTGCCGCTGTCGGCGGCCAACGCTCCACCACCGGCGGCCGACCCCGCGCCCGGTCCCGCCGATCAACCACCGGCACCCGCCACCACCGAAAGCGCACCCGATCCGTTGCGCGTGCGCTCGATGGTCCGCGATCGACTACGGAGGGCCGCATGACGCGCGAGGAAATCGACGCCCTGGTTGCCGACGTTATGGCCGAACATTTCGCCCGGCTGCGCGACGATCTGATCGCCCACATCGACCGTGCGATCGCGGCCAAGCCGTTGCCGCCGTTCGTGCCGCCGCCGGTGTGGACCGAGGGCAAGCACGGCGCGGGCACGGTGGTGCGTGCCCATGGCGGGATCTTCATGGCGCGGCGCGACACCACAGCCCAACCCCTGGCGGATGACGATGGCTCGTGGTTGCCGCTGGTCGTCGGGCTCGCGGGCTTTGATATGCGCTGGGTCGATGACCACAAGTTCGTCTGTATGGCCCACCTCTCCGATGGTCGCATGGTCGAGGCCGAACGGGAGATCGCCGTCCCCATCGTGCGCGGCTACTGGAACGCCGAAGCCACCTACATGCCGGGCGACCGGGTGTTTCGATACGGCGAACATTCGGCGGTGAAAATGTCCCTTGGCGTCGATCCCACCAGTACAGACGCCGAAGGGGTGTGGGAGAAGGTCGGCGGCAAGTATGCCCGTTCTCTCACGTGGTCGCTGGACGAGACGACCGGCGTTCTCACCGAGAACGGCCGCGACGTGGGGTCGATCAAGCCGATGTTCACAAGCGTGATCGAGGCGGTGGTGGCCAAGCACCTCGGCAAGGCCGCTTAGGGAGCAACCCACATGACCGAACCGAACGGGCCGCGCCTCGCGGCATCCGATGGGCAAACCGTGACTCCGGCCGATGCGCCGCCCGGTTTGCTCGACACGATCAAGGACGATCTCAACATCCCGCTCGACGACACCACCAACGACGCGTGGCTGCAACGGCGCATGGACAACGTGTGGGCCCGTTTCGAAAAGTATTGCTGCCGCGTCCTGCCCGTGCCCCCGGCTCAATTCATCGATGACTGGGGAATGATCGGCGAGCACTCCAACCGCGTGCAGCCACCCATGATGGATTTCTGGCCGGTCGGTTCGCCGTTCCTGCGGTACTGCCCGGTGGTCAGCGTGGACGCCATCACCCTCAACGGCGGGACAGCCGACCCCACACTGGTGAGGTTCGAGGCCGCCAGCGGCAAGCTGTTCACCCTCGACGGATCAACGGGCGGCTACGCCCACGATGTCAGCCATTGGCTGCGCTGCCAGCGAGCGCAGATTACCTACACGGCCGGGTGGACCACCATTCCCGGCGATCTCTACGAGGCGCTGCTCGGGTGCATCCGGCCCCAATGGCAGGGCCGCCAGTCGCAGCAGATGGGGGGTGCCATCGGCGGTGGTTCCATTTCCCGCATCAACGTGGTGGACGTCGGCGACATCGACATCGACACCGGAGGGTCGTTCATCGAAAGCGCCGCCCGCACCCGTGGCGGCGGCGATCCCATGCTGGGCCCGTGGATCACCTTCCTCGACAGCTACGTGGATGCCCGGGTGCAGATGGGATCACCGCTCATTCCCACCACCACACCCGTGGTGCCGCCGCCATGAACATCGTCGATTTCGCGGCACCGGGCTGGCGGTACGTGTTCAAACTGACGGCCCGACCGGCGACCTATGTGCCGGGTGCCGGTGCGTCGGCCACGTTGATGGCGTTCATTCGTGGTGTGAGATCTGAAGACCTGTTCGCGAGCGCCATGCAGCAGGACAACGCCGCCGTGATCGACGCGGCCGAATTCAAAACCCTGTTCCCGGCCCGGCCCATCCCCGCGCGATATGCCCGGCTCCGCACCTCCACCATGTCGTACGCCGTCGAGGAATGGCGCGGATCGCCCAACGACGACGCCCCGGTGTTCTTCAAACTGCTGTTGCGCGGTGGCTCACAATGACGCCGCTCGAAATCTTTTTCGCCCGATGGCAGGCCGCGATCCCGCCTTCCGCGATCACCTACATTGAGGCGGTCAACCTGCAGACCAACATCAACGACGCCCCCGACCCGTGGGGCGCGGCGGTGGTGCAACCCACCACCCGGGTGGACGTGACGCTCGGTAGCACGCCATGGGTGGAGGAAACCGGCACCATTCTGATCGGCCTGTTCACCCGTTCCGGCAAAGGTCCGGCGGCGCTCGATCAGGCGGTGGACTACGTGCGCCAGACCTTCCACGGCTATCGCTCGGACGGGCTGCTGATCCTAAGTGTGGACGGTCCGCACGATGTGGACCCCGAGGCCATGGGCGAGTGGTGGCAAGTGGCCATGACCGCCAACTACCAGTTCCAGACGCGGCGCGATGCAAGCGGCCCAGGTTTCGGCAACTGGCCGAACTTCCCCGACACGCCGCCCGCGCCGTTGCCGGGGCCATAGCGATGGCAGGGTTCGAAGTCCAAGGCCTTCGCCAATGCCTCGACAACATGAAAAAGCTGACCACCGATGCGCAACATGAGATCGGGCGCGACGCGTTGCGCGAGGCGTGCTGGGCAATGACCAAGCCGATGCGCGAGGCCACCTACACCAGCGGTTTCAAGCGGATCACGGGGGCGATCAGGACCGGCCTTTCGGTGGCGGTCCAGCAC